GGGCAGCTCCAGACTGGTCTTGCTGCCCTCAATCTGCGGCACGAACACCTTGCGGTTGTAGTCATCGAGGCGTTCGTCGAGGATCGCCACGAACACCACGTTCTTGCCGCGTGCGTGCTGCAGATGGGTCAGCGCGCCGATCATTTCCTGCCCGAGCAGGCCATAGGCCGCGCGCAGATCGGGCTTGCCGGAGCGGTCGCTGACGGCACCCGGCTGCGTCTTGCACCACGCGAAGCACTGCCGAGACAGTTGCGTGATCGAGTCGAGGAAGAAGGTCTGATAGCGGTCGAGCTGGGCCGCGTCACCAAACTTCTCGATGACGTGGTCGTAGTGCGCCTGCGAGAACGCGGCCTCCGGCGGCAGCGACTTGTCCGGCCCCGCGAGGAACACGAAGAAGTCGCGGCTTTCGGGCCACGATGCCGGACGGATGGTGTCGCCCGGCCAGTCGGCCACGGCCAGGTCACCTGCCTCGATGTCGATGAACAACGTGGTGGCGGGGTCGAGGTCTTTGAGTCGGGTGGTTTTACCGATGCCGGACTTGCCGAGCATCAACAACTTCACACCCTTGCGCTCGGCCATGCGCTGCTGCGCGGAGATGATGGGAAGGCTCATGCCACACCTCCATCGAGCGTCAGGGTGATGGTCGGCTTGCCTTCTTCAACCGTGCGGGCAGCAGCGAACTGTTCCTGCAGCGCCGTGGGCCAGTTGGTGTAGCGGGACTCGGGCACCGACAGCTTGAAGTCGATGTAGTCCTCGACCTTGTCGCCGGATGCCTTGATGCGCGCAGCGATTTCCTTCAGCAGCGCTTGATCCCAATTGGTTTTCTTGGGCAGTTCATATTTGACGTGCAGCGCGCCGTCGTTGACGTGGGCGGTACCGAAGTCGCGGCCAGAATCACGCAGTGCGGCGCGAGCCTGCTCGCCGTAGCGCTGGAGCTTGGCGGCATCCAGTTTCGTGCGAAGCTGCTTGAGGTAGGTGACGGCTTCATCGACATTGCGCTCGGCATCGACGAAGTTGGTGATCGGCAACGCCGCCAGCTGGGCGATGCTCATGGCCGCGAGATCGGCGGGGAAAATGGTCAGATCGTTCATGGCCATCCTCCTCACTGGTACGCACGAGAGAAGGTCGAGTAACGCGCAACGCGCCGCTCGTAGGCTTCGATCTCGGAGATCAGGTAAGTGACGCGCGCGCCGAGCTTGCAGAAGATCGGGCCGAGCTGTTCCTGCCGCCAGCGGCGCAGGGTCTTGACGGAAAGCCGCCAGCGACTGGCCAGCTCGCTTTCGTTCAGCGCGATGAGGGTGTTTTCAGGGGGCGTCCCGGTCGCGCGGGATGCGTGACCATAGCGACGAGTTGGGTGGGTATTTGCCATTTGCAGTGCTCCTTTGAACTAAACGGGCACTGCTCATTCTTCGAATCTGACTCCGGATCGTGTCCTGATGCCTTTCCGGAAAAATCGCCGGAAAAATTACTGTCGTGTTCGCAACCGATAGTGGCCGCGCTGGCCTTCGATGCGTACAAGCCACGTTGTCCAGTCAGAGCCAAACACGCTGCCCGGGTCTTTGCCGCAGTTGGTTTTTTTCATGACGTCAGACCATTTGAGGCTGTGCTGCTGGCGCGCTTTCCAGAACATCGCAATGACGTTCTTCTGCTTGCCCTTGAAGGTCTTTGGCTCGGCAACGCAGGCCAGCTTCAACTCGCCGGTGTTCGTATCGAAATACTCCTCGGGGTCGTCGGCATCGGCAGCGATGCCCTTCAACAAGCGATGGAGGAGTTCTGCGTCGTAGGTGATGCCAGCGCCAGAACTCACCAGCAGGCGGTCGATGCCGCAGGTTTGGTGGCTATTTGGCAACTCGTGATCCGCATCGTTCGCAAGCAGCACGATGCCTTGGCTTGGCCGTTTTGCGTTGAGGAGTGCTTGCCGCAGTTCTTCATTTGAAACGTCGATGCGACGGGCGAGATAAATCGGCGCGAAGCGGTGTGTTTGCCCGACCCGGATATCGCCCAAGTGCCACAGATGCTCCGCGATCAGTTCCCGACTTCGCGCCCGCCGTGAAGGCTCGATCTCCAGCACAGTGCAGATCTCGTCCATCCACGCATCGAGATTGATTGCGTACAGCGTGATATCCGAAAGCGGTCGGGTGACGACTCGACCTCGGTAGCTCGGGCTTCGATAGGAGTAGGTTTTCTGATCCTCATCGATTTCGACTTCGACCTCCTGCTCACTGTCCAGCACCGGCACAGGAATGTGCGTCAGCAGGCCATCGGCAACCACCCATCGTCGGGCGAGAAAGGCGACTGCCTGTCCACGCAGATCGTCGACTTGCAGCCGCTCCTCAAAGCTGCGCGCACGCTCCAGCACCAATAGGTATTCCGAATGCAGCATGTTGGCCTCAATACTGGCGTGCGCAGTCAAGTTGCATGAGTTGAGAAAACACCAGTTCGCTATCGACTTTGGTCAGCTTGCCATCGTTGAACCCATTGGGTGTGGTGATCTGCACCGTGACGTCGTGTCCTTTGCGATGCGCTGTCGTGGCAATCCGGAAGGTCAGCTTGACCTGCTTCACGACGTAGTTCGTCAGATCGACAAGCGGATAGACCGTGCCCGCCACTTCATAAATATTGCGATCCTCAAAGCGGTCACGTTTGATCAGCAGCGGGTTTTCCACGCGGCGGGCAATCGGGCGATTTTTCAACGTGATCTGTCGCACTTCGGGGTTGGCAATCAGGATGTGCTTGATGTCGATGAATTCAACGCCTTCGATGCGATCTTTCTTGAACCGGGCCAGGATGGCAGGCGTGCAAAAGCCCATGAGGTCGAACTCACGCATTGGCATGCTGTGAATGTCGCCATCGCCGCCCAGCACCACGTCCCGGAAGGCCTTGGCCAGTTCGGGACGCACAGTCTCATCATCACTGAATACCGACAGCTCGCCTTTGCTGGTGTGCCATGAATAGCGCACATAGACCGTCGACGAGTCATCCACGTCGGTGTCCTCGCCATTGATGATTTTCGGGTAGTGAATGTGTTTGCCGTTGAACTTTGCCGACAGCGTGTACAGCAGCACCGGCGCATCAGCGGCGTCACTTTCCCGGTGGGAATACTGTTCAACCAGCATGTCCTCAGCCTTGATATGCGGGAACAGTTCCACCAAGCGCTGCTTCAGGCTTTGCTCTGCCGTATCGTCCAGCGTGGGCTGCGCGCCTTTGGGCCCACGGTAATGGCTGGAGTATTTTTCGCTTTGGAAATGCCGCAGCATCTGCTGGCGTTGTTCGGCGTGCTCGAACCGATGCTTCAAGGAGCCTGACGAGGAAAACTCCTGTTCCAGATACAGGTACAGCGCCCGACTGTATTTGTCGGAAGGGGCTGTAAGAATGGCTGCATCCTCGGGCTTGCCCGCATCCATCAGTTCTGTCACCGCCATTGCGCCGTACTCGTCAGCCAGCAGCGTGATGCGCTCGGCGGCACGCTCGATGCGCGCCTTGGTTTCCGATGCCATCTCGGCTACCAGCGCGAACAGCGCATTGCGGGATGCAATGGGCAGTGAGTTCTTGGCCTCATCGGTCAGCGCCTGTACTGCAGGAAGTGGCTGGCCATGTGCTGCTTCCAGAAGCTGTCGCAGCAGCATGGGGCGCTGCACCTTGCGGGTGATGTGAATCAAGCGCTCCAGATGCGGCAAGATGGTGGGGCCGTTGTCCTTGCCGCGTGCTCGGGGCTTGCTACTTCCCTGTTCTGCAACCGCAGGCGCGTTACCGGACTGGATGTCGTCCTTCTCGATTGTTGCCATACATGCCACTCCTTGCCAAAGGATATGCGCGATTGCGCGATAGGTTAATTGCGGGATTCAAAAAATGCCGACGCGGGGTCGGCGTGTCAGAGGTAAGAAAGGGTCAACGCATGATGCCCTCCGGACGGATCAGGCCGTAGCGTTGCAGGCGCACCTGCACAAAGCGCGGATTGACGCCGAAGCGCGCGGCAAGCGCCTTCTCGAAGAACTCCAGATCGCTTGCGTCGCCAGACGAGATGTGCAGGCTGGTACCGGGAAACTCCGGATCGAGGGATGGGCCACGGTGCAGCGCAATGTTGAAGTGCGGAGCAAGCTCCTCAACTGCTGCGTTCAAATACTGGCGCGGCACCAGCAGCGAACCCATGAACTCGTTGGCGCGCAGCTCGGCGAAGTGAATCTCCGTGGCCAGTGCCGCCTGCGCTGGGGCTGTGGGTGATTTCGCCAAGTGGTCGCTGTCCGGCGTAGTGGTGCGATAAGCGCGCTGCACGGCTGGTTCCAGAGCGTCGAACAAGCCTGGCCCCTTGCTGCCATCGACGATCCAGCCCGGCGCATCGAACACCGCGTGCCCCAGTTCGTGGGCCAAGGTGCTGAGCGCCAGCAGTTCGCTGAGTTTTTCGCCGACAGGAGAAACGCACACCATCGCGGTGTCTGGAACGCCGGGGTCGTACTCGCAGATGCCAAAGACGTGATGGCCCTCGTCGTCGTGCACCTCGCAGTCCGTGCTGACTTCAAGCGAGAAGTCGATGCCGTTGATCTTCAGGCGGGTGATCTCGCGCAGCGCGTCGAACGGGATAGCATCGACGCCCTGGCCAACCAGTTGTTGGCGAGCCAGCGCGGCGATGCCTTCAATCTCGATGTGTTTGACGTATTTGGGGCGCTTGCGGTCGCAATGCCGGTAGTCGAGGGTCAGAACCGGCATTCACTTTTTCTCCGTTACTTCCCGGCGGTACATCCGCACCACGCTGGCCACGTCGTCGCGCATATCGGGGGGCAGACGGCTGGCCTCTACGAAGGCGTCGTCTGGGTCGATGCCCAGAATCTCAGCTGCCTTGCGGATCAGTTCGTCCTTGGGCGGCTTTTCCATGTTGCGCTCGATGCGCGACCAGTAGGCAGGCGATATCTCGAGCTGGCGCGCGAAGTCGTTCATCTGGATCTTCTTCTCTTCGCGCTTATTGCGAATGAAGTCTCCGAAGGGCATGGGGGTTTCCTGATTGCGTGATTGGTTAATGGTGTGATCCTACTGCCGCTCAATGTGTCCGTCAACTGTTTCGTTAACGCTCAACTTTCCGCGCCGATTACCCTGCGTTGCCATCCATTCCGAAAGATCAGGCTCACTATCCCTGACGGTTGCAATTCCTCGGAGCCGTCATGAAAAACCTCGAACTCGCATCTCCCTCGGAGATGTCCGCCAGCGCCCGTGCTGGCGAAATCACCACCATCCTTGCGGCGGCCATCGTCCGCACGCTCGTCGCGGATGAGCCGAAACAAAGAGCAGTTGGCCTTGGCTTCCTGCCCGACCAGCGCGTTCATACAACCCCTTATCAACAGGAGCAGTTGTGATGAACGACCAACACACATCGGTGGCCGCGCAGGTGGCGGCCTTGCCATCCTTGGCGATGGCCGAGGTCTGGGCGCTTTGGGATCGATTTTTCCCGCGCCGCCCGGACAAGACCAATCGCGTCTATCTGGAATCCCGCATCGCCTACAAATTGCAGGAAGAAGCCTTCGGCGGACTCGATCCCGACATCCGCAGGCGGCTGGCCAACATTGGCGTGCGCCACTCGAAGATCAAGCAGCCCCGCAAAGCCCGGGACATCACACTGGCCCCGGGCACCGTGCTGGTGCGTGAATGGGGCGACCGCGATCACCACGTCCGGGTCACCGCTGGCGGCACCTTCGAGTACGAAGGCAAGCAGTTCAAAAGTCTGTCCGCCGTCGCGCGCCACATCGCGGGCAGTCCGTGGTCGGGGCCATTGTTCTTTGGTCTGCGCCGCGCCGGGGAGGGTTACGAATGAACGACATTCCCCATAGCAAGCCGCGCCAGCGATGCGCCGTCTATTGCCGGGTGTCCTCGGACGAGCGGCTCGACCAGGAATTTAATTCCATCGATGCCCAGAAGGAAGCGGGCCATGCCTACGTCGCCAGCCAGCGCGCCGAAGGGTGGATTCCGGTGGCCGACGACTATGACGATCCCGGTTTTTCTGGCGGCAACACCGAGCGCCCGGGCTTGAAGCGCCTGCTGGCCGACATCGAGCGCGGCCAGATCGATATTGTGGTGGTCTACAAGATCGACCGCCTGACGCGCAGCCTGGCCGATTTTTCTAAGATGGTCGAGGTGTTCGAGCGCCATAACGTCTCCTTCGTCTCGGTCACGCAGCAGTTCAACACCACCACCTCGATGGGGCGGTTGATGCTCAACGTCCTGCTGTCCTTCGCCCAGTTCGAACGCGAAGTGACCGGCGAGCGCATTCGCGACAAGATCGCTGCTGCCAAGCGCAAAGGGATGTGGATGGGTGGCGTCCCGCCGTTGGGCTACGACGTCGAGAACCGCCTGCTGATCATCAACGACACCGAGGCGGCAGTGGTGCGGCGCATCTTCGCGGAGATGCTAACCATCGGCTCGCCGACACAGATCGCCACCAACCTGACCGCCGAGGGCATTACCACCAAGGCATGGACGACGCAGGAAGGCGTCACTCGCGCAGGCACACGCATCGACAAAAAATACCTGCACAAGCTGTTGCGCAACCGCATCTACCTCGGGGAGTTGTCGCACAAGGGCACGTGGTACCCCGGCGCGCACCCGGCCATCATCGACCACGGTCTGTGGGGCAAGGTGCATGAACTGCTGGCCAAGGACGGCCACGCGCGCTCGGTGGAAACCAAAATCCGCTCACGCACCGATGCCTTGCTGCGCGGGCTGCTGTACGCGCCGACCGGCGAGCGGATGTACCCGACCTACTCGCGCAAGAACGGGCGCAAGTACCGCTACTACGTGTCGAAGTCGGAAGTGCGCTACGGGGCGAACGGCAAAACCTACGAGCGCATCCCGGCTGACGAAGTGGAGTCGGCAGCCATCGCACAGATCAAATCGGTGCTGGCCAGCCCCGAGGCGATCACGGCGGTCTGCCAGTTCATCCAGCGCAACGGCGCGCAGATCACCGAGGACATGGCGGTGATGGCGATGCACCGCTTGGGCGATGTGTGGGAACGGCTGTATCCGGCAGAGCGCCACCGCATCGTCAACCTGATGGTCGAGCGCGTGGATCTCGTCCCCGGTGGCCTGAAGGTGAGCTGGCGCGAGCTGGGCTGGAAGGCGCTAATCGGCGAATTTGCCCCGGACAGCATCGGCGCAGAACTGGTCGAGATGGAGGCGCAATGAACGGCTCCGGCACACTCGAAACCTTCGTGCCGCTGGTGTTCAAGCGCCGGGGCATCCGGCGTCTGGCCGACACTGGCGCGGTGGCACATGACCCGACGATCATCGAGGCGGTGGCGCGGGCGTTCCACTGGCAGCACCTGCTGGACAGCGGCGAGTTTGAAAGCGGCGCGGCCATTGCCCGGGCCGAGGGGCTGCATCCCAGCACCGTCAATGAACTGCTGCGCCTGACCCTGCTGGCCCCAGACATCGTCGAGCAGTTGCTCGCGGGTCGCCAGCCCCGACGCCTCACGCTGATCTGGTTTCAGCGCAACCCCATTCCGGTCGACTGGCAGCAGCAGCGCCAGATCATCCAGTCCTTCGAGTAGGAGACACGATATGGCCAAGAAAGATATCGGCAAGTTCACCGGCGAGGCGGTCACCTTCCAGATTCCCAATCCGGCTGGCGGGGTGAAGATGGAGACGTTCATTCCGTGGACGCTGGTCAAGCGCGGCGTGCGGCGCAAGATCATCACGCCGCTCGACACACCACAGGCATTCGCGGATGAGTCTGCGCAGGAACGCGAGGCCCGAGTCGCAGCGCAGGACAGCGCCTTGGTGCGGGCGCTGGGGATGGCACACCACTGGCAACGCCTGCTCGACGACGGGCGGTTCACCTCGATGACCGAGATCGCGCAGGCCGAAGGACTCAACCCAGGGCGGGTCAGCACGATTGCACGGCTGGCGCATCTGGCTCCGGATGTCGTCGAAGTCTGCCTGACCGACGATAGCGGGATCGCGCTGGAGCACCTGATCCGTAACGGCAGCCTGCCGCTGGACTGGCAGCAGCAGCGCAGGATGATCCAGGCCAGAAGCTGATGACCAGCACCTCCACCACGCACCGCCTCCGGGCGGTTTTTTACGCCTGTTGCATTCTCGGTCGCGCCGTCTCCAGCAGA